TGCACCTCACACGGAGACCGCCATGGACACTTTCCACGGTGATGAACACCTTGAAGTACTCACGGCGTCGCCGCAGGAAGTTGGCGTCGTCATGCAGTCAACCCAAACCTGGGACTCTGACGGGCATACGGCCCACTGGTGGGCAGCACGGCTCATGGAAGCCGAACTCTTCGCCAACTTGGACATATACGACGCCGAACACATGCTGCGCGCGGTCATGCGCAGCAGTGATTCCCAAATGGCGCGGCTCCAGCGAAAGATCCTGGACGCCGTGCAGATCGAGCTAGAGGGATGACATGAGACGCCTGCTCCGCCGTTTGCTTCAAACCGACGCCCACGTTGCCGTGGGCATTTTTTCGATCATCTGCGCCATTGTCGGGGTCATGTCTGTCCTGCAACAGGAAGACGAAGCCGCCCGCGTCGCTGGTGATGGCACTACCAAATACGCAGCCAAGGACTGATATGACCGAAGCAACCCAACTCGCCGAACTGCCGCCGAAAGAATCTGCGCTGGCCGTGTACTCCAAGCCCAGCGGCCTGGAGCCTTGGCTGGAAAAGATCCGCGCCGAGGTGACCGGGCATGTGCCTGACCTCAAGACGAAGAAGGGCCGCGACGCAATTGCCAGCTTGGCCCACAAGGTCGCCAAGGCCAAGGTAGCGCTGGACGATATCGGCAAGGAGCTGGTTGCCGAACTGAAGGATGTGCCTAAGAAGATCGACGCGGAGCGCAAGCGCATGCGGGATCAACTGGACGCATTGAAGGATGAGGTCCGCGCGCCGCTGACTCAATGGGAACAGGCCGAAGAGGCGCGTCAGCAGCGCCACCAGCAGGGTCTCGATTGGTTCCGCCTGCGTGCCGACGAGAACCGCGATCTGGACGCTGCCGAACTTCGCGCCACGCTGGAGCAAGTCAACTCTCGCATCGTGGATGCATCCTGGGAGGAATTCGAGGCCGAGGCGCACCGCGTCAAGGCCCGCACCCTGGATGCGCTCACGCAAGCCCTAGCGGCACGCGAGAAGTACGACACCGAGCAGGCCGAACTTGCCCGCCTGCGTGCCGCGGAAGCTGCCCGCGAGCAAAAAGAGCGCGAAGAGCGAATTGCCCGCGAAGCCGCCGAGCAAGCCCAGCGTGAAGCCGACTCCCGCGCCCAGGCAGAACGCGAAGCCGTGATCCGCCGCGAGCAGGAAGCCAAGGCCGCAGCAGAGCGCCGCGAACTGGAACTGAAGCTTCAAGCCGAGCAGGCAGAGAAGGCTTCGGCCCAGGCCAAGGCGGACAAGATCGCCGCAGAGCAGCGCGCCGAGCAAGAACGCCTCGCAGCCATCGAACGCGAGAAGCAAGCCGTCGAGGCTGCGCGCCAGGCCGAGATCAAACGCCAGGCCGACGCCAAGGCTGCGGAAGAAGCAGAAGCCGCCCTCCGTGAAGCTGACAAGGCCCATAAGGGAAAGGTCAACCGCGCGGCGCTGGCTGCATTCGTGGCGGGCGGCATGACCGAAGAGTGCGCCAAGTTGGCCGTCACCCTGATCGCCAAGGGAGAAATCCCCTCCATCAAAATTTCATACTGAGGACGCCATGAACGACGTTATCGAAGCACCGGCCCGCCAGGCGGGCATTGTCCCGCAGCAGGATGGCCGTAGCTCTGTCGCCGACGTCACCCGCCACGTGATCGCCGTCCAGGAAGTGATGCGGTCGGTGATGAAGCCGAACGTGCACTACGGAGCGATTCCCGGCGCGGGTGAGAAGCCGACGCTGTTGAAGCCCGGCGCCGAAGTTCTGTGCATGACCTTTCGCATCGCCGATGAGTACGAGATTGTCGACCTTTCCACGGCCGGTGCCGTGCGCTATCGCGTGAAGTGCATCGGCCGGCACCAGGCCACGGGCGTGGCACTCGGCTCTGGCCTGGGCGAGGCGTCTACCGACGAAGAGAAGTATCGCTGGCGCAAGGCAGTATGCGATGCCGAATTCGAGGGCACGCCGGCCGATATGAAGCGCACGAAGTACGGGCGCAAGTCAGGCGGCCACTACACGATCCAGCAGATCCGGACCGAGCCGGCCGACCTCGCAAATACCGTGCTGAAGATGGCCTGCAAGCGCGCCAAGATCGCCATGGTTCTCAACGTCACGGCCGCCAGCGACATGTTCAGCCAGGACCTCGAAGACCTGGACGCCGAGCTCGTGCGACACCTGGCCGAAGACGACCGCGAGGCGCACATGCAGGAGGTGCGCACCGAATGGGTCACGCGGGCCCAGGCCGCACCCAATGAAGACGAGTTGCGAGCCACTATGAAGGCCGGGGTGAAGGTATTCCAGGCCGCGCGCGACCAGGATGGATACAAGCAATTCGCCGCTGCGGTGCAGAAGCGCGGCGCCGAGATCAAGCAACCTCAAGGAGATAGCAATGCGTGATATCAAGTTCCGCTGCTCGAGCATCGGCAAGCTGATGGCCAACCCGACTGCCGCCGCCATGAAGGCCGGCGAAATCCTCTCGGTCGGTGCCAAGACCTACATCCGCGAATTGGCCCAGCAGGAAATCCTGGGCATCGACTTCGAATTCTCCAGCAAGGAGACACAGAAGGGCCTGGAGGTTGAGGATCAGTCCATCGCCCTTCTGAACCGCGTGCGCGGCCTCTCTCTGGTGAAGAACGCCGAGCGCCGCACCAACGAATGGCTCACAGGTGAATGCGACCTCTACGACGCCGAGCGGCAGCGCGGTCATGACCTGAAGTCGTCGTGGTCGGCGAAGACGTTCCCCGGATGGCTAGTTGACGCGACCGACAGCGGGTACGAGTGGCAGATGCGCGGCTACATGATGCTGTGGGACGCCGACCAGTGGGAGGTGAACTACGCGCTGGTCGACACGCCCGAGCGGCTGATCGGCTTCGAGCCGATCCAGATGCACCTGGTGTCGCAAATTCCTGAACACCAGCGCCTCACGTCCTGGATCATCGAGCGCGACTTCGAGAAAGAGCGCGAGATGATCGCCAAAGTCAAGGCAGCTCGCGAGTACTTCGCCGAGGTCATCCAAGACTTTGACCACGCCCATCCCCAACTGCTCAAGGAAGCCGCGTAATGGCCAGCGTTAACAAAGTCATTTTGGTGGGCAACCTGGGCCGCGACCCGGAAGTCCGCTACAGCCCCGACGGTGGGGCTATCTGCAATATGTCCGTGGCCACGACGTCCAGTTGGAAGGACAAGGCCACGGGCGAGAAGCGCGAAGAGACCGAATGGCACCGGGTCGTCCTATACAACCGCCTGGCCGAGATTGCCGGCGAGTACTTGAAGAAAGGCCGCTCCGTCTATCTGGAAGGCCGTCTCAAGACGCGCAAGTGGCAGGATAAGGACACGGGCGCCGACCGCTACAGCACCG